TATTAATATCACTATTATTGATAAAGATGAGAATAATATATTTCTTCAGGAGGTGGTAAATGTTGGATAATAACATATTTACAAGTAGCAAGGGAATATATGGTGTTACTAAATATGGATTTAGAAGAAAATTATATAGTGAAGCACTAGCTGAAAGAATAACTAGGGCAAAGAGGGTCTTTGGGGTCAACGTTGATACTTCAGAGACTTCTTTTTTGGGCAAATTTATAAGAAATATCTCTTGGGATGAAGCTGAAATCTGGGAGCGTATGGAAGAGGTTTACTTTTCTTCTTTTGTCAATTCTTCAGAGGGTACTGGTCTTGATAGTGTTGGTCAGTATTTGACCATTACAAGAAGACCTGCAGTTAAATCTAAGGGAATTTTAACAGTTAAGGGTAATGATGATGTCTTAGTTCCCAAGGGTTTTAGGGTTGCAACTAAGGATGGTGTAATTTTTGAAACTACTGAAGATGCAGTAATTAAGAATGGGAGTGTAGATATACCTATAATTTCTGTTGCAGCAGGTAAGAAGAACAATGTTGGGTCTGAGAGTTTAACAGAAATTGTTAATCCTGCCTTTGGTATTAGTGAAGTTATCAATAAAGAGGACACAGAAGGTGGTCTTGATATTGAAACTGATAAGGAATTTAGGGAAAGATACAAGAAATCTTACTCCCGTGTTGGTGGGTCTACTGTGCCTGCAATTACTGCTGCCCTATTAGATATTGATTCTGTTGTTGATGCTGAGGTTGTAGAAAACACTACAATGACGACTATTGATGGCATACCTCCTAAGTCTATTGCTTGTTATGTCTTTGGTGGAAGTGATGAGGAAATAAGAGATACCATCTTCCAGAATAAGGCAGCAGGGATTGAGGCCTTTGGAGATACTTATGTCTATAAGGAAGATAGCAAGGGCAAGAAACACAAAATTGGCTTTACTAGGGCAAAGGTCACTGATGTTTATGTGAAAATAAGTCTTAAAAAAGATGAAAACTATAAGGGTGATGATGCAGTTAAAAGGGCAGTCATCAACTATATAGGTGGAATTGACAAGGACAATATTGAATATAACGGACTTAAGCTTGGGAAGAATGTAATTTTATCTAAGGTTATTGGATCTATTATGTGTATGGGTGGTGTTGCTGATGTCACAGTTGGATTAAGCACTACAAATAGCAACTACAAGGAACAAACTATTGAGATTGAGAAGAACCATATAGCTAGGACAAGACCTGATAGGATAGTGGTTTCTTATGAATAAGTTATATAAGAGGGCCTTTAATCGACTTCCTGAGAGGTTTAGAAAGCCTAATAATGAAAAGCTCTACTATGTCTTATACCATGATGGATTTGATGATATTTACACAGGTCTTGAAAGTGTAAGAGACAGTAGAAATATAGATAAGGCATCTGGCAAGTCCTTAGATTTATTAGGTGCAAATGTTGGCCAGTTTAGGAATGGGGAAGATGATGATTTCTATAGGCTCTTAATTAAGACTAGGATAATTGCAAACCTATCTATTGGAGATGCTCCAACTATCAACAAGGTCCTATCAATCCTCACAAAGGATATTTTTATTAACATCACTGAGGCTTGGCCCTATGAAAGGTATCTCAATGAACCTGCTGCAATAGTTTTGAGGTTATCTCCTAAGTTTGACAAGTTCCCTTATGAAATAGTCCACAGGATAAAGGCTGCAGGTGTAAGAATTTACTTTGATTTTATTGTTGCAGGTAATTTAATTCTAAGGACTCAATATGGCGACCATGTGAATCCTCAATATCTTTGTGGTA